AGTCGAGTGTAGCGAGTTCACCGTGAAGTGAACCTACCTTAGCCAGTTCCTGATTAGGGATCTGACTAGAGTAATCGATAAGGTTACGAGGGATGTCATGCCCTCGCATAGCCTTCTCGAATATCTCCAAAACGCCCTGCTGCATGTATTGCATTGCAGTGGGCTCAATGGCGATGATCCGAGGTGTCTTCAGCGTTTTAGGAACTGTGATAACCCTAACGGGTATCTCAGCTCCGGGTTCGTGAAAGACAAGACGGTCATAATCATCAATATATTGATGATATGAGGCAAAGAGGTTCTCCCCAGCGGGGAAGACCTCTTCAAGCCGACTGGTCCAACTTGACTGATTAAACTTACGGTTTCCCTTAAGTCTGTCAGCAGTTGCACCAGGCCCGTGCTTAGGGATGACGTTACCTTCATAGATCTCTCGATCTATGTCGGCAAACATATCACTCCAGAGCAAAGAGACCATAGCATCGAATTCCTCATGGAGGGACTCGAATGTGAGGTCAGCTTTCTTGACTTCCAGCTCACAAGAGAGGTACTTGTCGATAGCAGCTTCTCGACGTGCAGGACTGCACTCGATAGCCATCTTTGCGAACATCAGCGTTAGCTGACGAACGCATTGAATTGCGTCGACAGAGGCATCCTCTCTTAGAACACCGGAATTCCGGTCGAAGACAAGCTCAAGGAAACCTCCGAATAAACGGGGGAGACCGCCAGTGAAGGCAAAGCCTTTAAACTGGTCGTGAGCGACAAAACCTTGGTCGAGACTTTTTTCGAAGTCCTTACCAAAGTTTGACAGGGTAATCGTAAGAAACGACAACCCCTCGCCTTCGACACGCAAAGAGACTGTTTTAAAGTCTCTCTGGGTACTTGTGTGACACCATTCTCCCATTTCAGAGAGAATCTGCTGAAAGAGATCCATCAGGCTTTTCAATTTCTGCTCCCATCGGAGTTAGAAATTCCTTAGCATGATAGCTCAACTAACAGGGTGCGGCTAGTGCCGCCCTCTGCTCTTGTTGGACCCACCATTATAGTGGATCAAGCCGAGAACCAGAGTGAGCGTGAACAGACCCAGAAGGATCTGGTCAAGCGTCATTCTAGCTCTCACCACCAAGAAACTTGGTGGCCCACGCTGCGTCATTGAGCAGAGCCGTGAGGCTCTGCACGATGGCCTGCTGCTCGGCGATCGAATAGCCCCCATTGATGGGGGCATCGACGACGATGTAAGCAGCCATCGAAGCCTGAGTGTTCACCGTGGTGGTGAACGGATCAGGAATGACCTTAGCGTGATCGACACGCGCGAGACGCTGGGCACGCTTCTTCGAGGAAGAAAGCTTGTGCTTGACGTTGATCGCGACGTTCCATCCGGCACCTGATAGG